TACCGCACCTCGGGGACGCGGGTCGAGGAGTAAACAGGCAGCTACCGCACCTCGGGGACGCGGGTCGAGGAGTAAACAGGCAGCTACCGCACCTCGGGAACGCGGGAACGGGCGGCGACGAATGCCTAAGCGACCGCACCTCGGGAACGCGGGAATTTTTGTTTCAGTACATGAACGAACTAGCCAAACGATTGCGTCGCGTGCGGGTATGCTGCGGAGACTGGTCCCGAGTTTGCGGCCCTACGCCAACGGTCAAGCTTGGTACTACGGGAGTCTTCCTCGATCCGCCATACCTTGACGGGCGCACAGATGCCCTCTACAGCACCGATAGCCTCACGGTGGCGCACGAGGTCAGAGAGTGGGCAATCGCGCATGGAGACGACGCGCTAATCAGGATTGCGCTCTGCGGATACGAGGGGGAACACGATATGCCGGGATCGTGGGATTGCGTGGAGTGGAAGGCGAGAGGCGGCTATGGTTCTCAGGGCAAGAACCGCGCCCGCGAGAACTCCTCAAAGGAGCGGGTTTATTTCAGTCCGCATTGCTTAAGATCGGCGCAGGAAAGACTTTTTGCATGAACTCTCAACAAAAGGGACATAAGTCCCTGCAGATTTTGCTTGAACGCGGGGCGCAGGTGCATTATGATGGCAGATGTCCTCACTGCGAGCGCGGCGGGCGACATCGGGTGCCCTGGCTGATCACCGGGACCGCAAGTGGTGGGGGAAGTCTCTCAGCTTCCTCCACCAGCCTTACTGAGAGAGGGAAGAATGGCAAATCCGTGGTTTAGATTGTATTCGGAATTTTCAGACGATCCTAAAGTGCAAATGATGAGTGAAGCTCTCCAGCGCCGCCTGGTGATGCTGTTCTGTTCCCGCTGTAAAGATGAAACGTTACATGAAACGGAGCGGGCGTTTCATTGGCGGATAAGTGACGAGGAACTCACTAAAACCAAGGCTGCTTTCATCGAAAAAGGATTCATCGATGAAGATTGGAATCTCCTTAATTGGAACCGCCGTCAATTCTTATCAGATAGTTCTACTGATCGTGTTCGCCGCTTTAGACAAACTAAGAAACAGGATGAAACGTTACATGAAACGGTTATCCCCGTTACTGTAACGGCACCAGAACAGAACAGAACAGAAACAGAGCAGATACAGAACAGACCAGAAGACACCCCCGGCAATCAAAGTCCCGATAGCGTAGACACCCGTTGCCTCTCAGAAAGCGTCGGCATCTTCGGGATGAAAGAGCAGGCAGGGATGAACCGGCTCTTGGCGGTGCACATGAAGGAAACCGGCCGGAACGTCGAGACTGCAATTGAGCACATGATCGCCCGATGGGTGGAATACCAGCAGGCCTCCCCGTTGCTGGAATGGTCTTACGGATCGAGTTACAAGTTTTTCATGTCTGGGAATTGGGATGCTCCGCAGACCTGGCCGCGTGCGGATGCGAAGTTGAGCCCCAAAGAAGCGGCCCGTAGAGCATTTGAAGAAAGGGTGTGTGACGACGATGAAGCCCAGTGAAATGAAAGTGATTTACCAGGAAGCCTGCCGCGCAGCCTCAACCCGGCCGGTTCCAGACGACGCGCAAGAGAAGATCTGGCGGCAGACCATGGGCGGCTTCGATGCGGCCGATATCCGCGGCGGCTTGGAAATCTGGTGGCAGACCGAAAAATATCTTCCCATGCCAGCCGAACTCAAGCCCTTGGCCGAGCGCGCGCGCCTGTCGCGCATTGCGAAGAATAGCGGTCTGAGGGATGAAGTCCGCTGGCGCTGCCCTGACTGCGGCGTGACCATGACGGGTTTCATAGATCCTGCCGACGATAGGCCCCGCATCTGCCGTGGTACGGCTCGCAATGGGCCTCAGCACGACGCGGCGGGTAACTCTATTCCCTGTGGCGCGGTGATGAATGAGATTCAGAGGGACAAGGCGTCATGAAACACTTCTTTACGAAAAGCACAGTCGAGGCGTCGATCTACTGCAAGAAGTGCGGGAAGGACACAATGTGGGCTGTCAACCGCGGTCGCCCGTCTTACTGCACTGCGTGTTACAACAAAGGCCCTAAAGAGAAAGCGCCAGAACCGGCGCAGTCGGGAGATTTGTTCGCATGACCGCTCGCAAAGACCCAGCCAGGCCCCAGAAGGTCGGGTGCAAACTCAACCCCGTGCGGGCTGTGCTCATGGCGCAATTTGGGCTAACCTACGCGCAGACGCGCAAGGTCAAAAACATAAAGGTATTACTTGACCAGCTTATGCACTGTGCAGACGATGAGGCGAGGCGCATAATCCTGCGAACGTCGGCACCGATGCCAGCGCACCCGCCGGTAACATGGCGCGCATCTGCCGCCAAGCCGGTTGTGCGCGCGACCGTGGCGGAAATGATGCGGCTGTCGGCGAAGGGGGGGGCGCGAAGGGCATGAAACCATCGACAACGCCGCAAGCCTACCTCGCCATCCACCAGATCTTTGAGCTGGCCAAGGCAGAGAAGTATCACAAAACATTAGAGTTAAACGCAATAAAAGCCGCGCGCAAGAAACGAATACTTGCAGAGCAATCCAAGAATGTGCTAGGTTCAACACGTAATTCGCGCGAAAGGTGATAAACTTGCATCCAATGTGCAACGATGCAAAAGACGTCCACAATCCCGCGAGTGCAAGTCCGCACGACCGTACACTTGGTCGAGACGCGCGGTGCACTCGTCCTGCACTCTCAGCGCATTGCGATCTACCCGGAGAAGCGGGCGTCGTGAGTGGGTCGCTGAAAGAAGCGCATTGACACGCTGAAACAAACGCGTTACCGTACCGAATAGAGCTATTTTGCTCTCGTCCTCCGGGCACGCAGCCCGCGACCTCCCAGAATGAGCCAAGACACAAGAATCCTCAATCTCACACGCGGGTTTCGCCTCAAGCGGAATCAAGCCCTGCGCGCCATTGAACAATGTGCGTGCGCCTGGGTAGAAATCAACGTGTCAGTGCGCGACTTAACCATCCCAGAATCAATACAGGCGCGCAATAAGCAAGCAGCGGAACGGGAGTTGCTCGACTGCGCTGAGCTTCCAGGAATCACCTTCAAGCCGCCAATCGGCGCACAGGCTGCTTACATGATCGAGCGGCGAACGGCATTCGAGGCGGATAAGTTTTATACCGAGGCTATTCAGTGACGTATGGCGATCAAGTGGACAGCGCAAATGGTTGCAACCTGTGAGGATGAGATTCTTGCTGGCACTCCTATTGCGCAAATCGCTGAGTTAATTGGCATTAGCGAGCCTAGCTTTTACAGGCACCGCTTAGAGGACGAAGACTTTGAGAGTGCTATCGCGCGCGCGCAAGCAGCGGCAAGCGAGGCTGAGATTGACCGCACCAACGCGCTAGCTAAGACTGCAACGGTCGATAACTGGCAACTCGTTCAGTTTCAATGCCGCCAGGCTCAATGGACTGCTGGGAAGCGCAAACCGAAGAAATATGGCGATAAGGTTGAGCAGTTCATCAGCGGTCCGGGCGGCGGTCCGATTCAGTCTGCAATCAGCGTGGAGTTTGTGAAGACGGGTGACAGTGGAACCGCGCAAAGTAAAGGCTGAGTTTCCCGAGAAGCTGGCGCCGCTGTTTGAGCCGCACCCCTACAAAACGCTGTATGGCGGCAGAGACGGGTGCAAATCGTGGTCTATTGCTCGAGCGCTGCTGATCATCGGGGCAAACCCAAGCATTCTATGGCCAGGGCGAATGGATGGACCTCGTATCCTCTGTGGCCGCGAAACGATGGATTCCATTCGTGAGTCAGTTCATCAGCTCTTGACTGATCAGATCGTGAATTTAGGCCTCGAGGACTTCTACACACCCCTTCAGAGCGAAATCAGGGGTAAGAACGGCACAGAGTTTGTATTCGCTGGTCTCCGCAAGCAGACAGTCTCGAGCATCAAGTCCTACGAGGCTATCGACATATTCTGGGGAGAAGAGGCAAGCACGGTAAGCCGACGCAGCCTAACGATCCTGCTTCCTACTATTCGTAAGCCAGGCTCAGAGATTTGGTGGTCCCTAAATCCTGATCTCGAGACAGACGCGGTCTATCAGGACTTCGTAATTGATCCCCCAAAAGGCTCATTCCTTTGCAAGATCAGCTATCACGACAACAACTGGCTCTCAGAAGAATCCAAGCAGAAGATTGCTACCCTCAAGGAACGCGACTATGACACATTTCATCACGTATACGAGGGCGCCACACGGTCAACTGTCGAAGGTGCCATATATAAGGCAGAGATTCAGAGAGCTGAGACTGAGGGCCAGATACGCGCTGTTCCTTATGATGGAATGCGGCCGGTCGATACGTTCTGGGATCTGGGGTACGCCGACAGAGTAGCGATTTGGGCAGCGCAGCGGACGCCGTTCAAAATCAAGGTGCTGAGGTATTTCGAGGGCGACCACCAAGCGATTGACTATTACCTGCGCGAGATTCAGACATGGGGCTACGTTCTTGGTACCTGTTATCTTCCGTGGGACGGCGGCACAAAGCAGCTTGGCACTGGACGATCAATCGAAGAGCTGATGCGCGCTAAGGGCTTCAAGGTCCAAGTCAACCGGCAGACGAACGTGGCAGATGGCATCAACGCGGTGCGGACGATATTTCCGCAGCTGTACTTTGACGCGGGGCTCTGTTCGGACGGCCTAGGCTATCTCAGGCGCTACCAGTGGGGACCAGCCACAGCGTTAGGTGTGCCGCGCAGTCAACCGCTGCACGATGATGCGAGTCACCCAGCAGACGCGCTCCGTACGCTGGCAATGGGCATCAAAGAACCGACAGGCCCTAAACCGCAACAGAAGCAAAGACCGGCGCTGGCGTCGGCGTGGAGTTGAGATGGCAAAGTTAGTCGCAGCAGAACGTAATGCAATTCCCAAGAGCGAGTTTGGGCTCCCCGGATTGCGCAAATACCCCATGCCAGATCGTGCTCATGCCGCGAATGCGAAGGCGCGCGCGACCCAGATGGTGGCGAAGGGTAAGCTGTCCAGCGGGGCTGCAGCCAAGATCCGCGCCAAGGCGAATCGGCTACTCGGCGAGTAATAACCAGTTTGGTACACAAAGGAGAATCATGGCGAAAGAACATCGCGAAATCAGGCGGATGGAGATTGAACCTGCCGAGAATGGCGGCCATACAATCACTCATCACTACAAGGAGCGGCCGCGTCATAGCTCGAAGATGGGCGTCATGCCTGGCTATGAAGAGCCGGAGCATCATGTCTTTGGGCCGGCTGAGGGCCACGAGATGCTGGCACATATCGCCAATCATCTGAGCATCCCTGAGGGCAAAGAGAAGGCCGAGCCTGAGCGGGAAGAGGAAGAAAAGGAGGCCGAAGAGTAATGGCTTGGACCGCTCCAAAAATTCAGGCCATGCTTCTGCACACCGCGGCCCCGAAACTGGCGGAGCCTCCTAAGCTACGGCTGAGCAGTCCCCCTAGTCGCCAACCCTCGCCGCGCGCGGCCGGATCGCAGGAGCATACCAGCTATGGCGGTCGTTGATCTCGGTGGAATCCGCGATGAGGCGGACTTTCTCAAAGCCTCGCTCAAGCGCATGGGCCTGGAGCCGGATATTGCCAAAGCAATCGCTCAGATGGGGCGTCTGGTGCGCGATCATAAGCATTTTGAGCGGCTGCTGACCGAGGTAGACGGGGAAATTCGTCAGGAACTATATGAATCGCTCCGCCCGCACCTGAGGTTCGAGGCTAAGACCCTTGACTGGTACGTTTCGCAGGCCGGACAACGTGCAGAGCGCGAACAATGGCCCACGCTGGGTGAAAACGGACACTTGCAGGCGTTCAAGCCCGCCGCAGACGTGTCTTCGACTATCAAAGATGCCGAGAATGCCATCGCTAGGTCACTGGCAGAACGAACACTTACTTTGGTTTGTGGAAAATGCACAAGAACGGGCATCTTTTACGCAGTTGGCGAAGAAACGAACGTCGATGTGATCCTGAAAGCGCGTCGGGATGGATGGATTTACGACTTCAAGCATGAACCGCCGCGGGAAATATGCCCTGAATGCCCCACCGCACTGAGAACGACCTCGAATGGCTGATAAAGATCCCGACCTCGGTACTGGAAATGACGCGCTGCTGAAGCGTATCCGCGAACGCTACCGCTATGGCATGGAGAAGTGGCGGAAGAACCGTGAAGAGGGCCAGAAGAATATCCGCTACATCTCCGGAGACCCATGGGATGACGAAGATAAGCTGGCCCGTAAGGGTCGGCCAACTGTTTGCGCGGACGAGCTAAATCAGTACGTCAACCAGGTGTGTAACACTGCCCGCCAGAACCCCCGCGGCATTAAAGTAGACCCGGCCGGCAATAATGCCACTGACGAGCTGGCAGAGTACCGCGAGAACCGCATCCGGGCGATTGAATATGGCTGCAATGCGAGCCGGGTCTATATCGGCGGCCTGCAAGGCGCGGTAGAGCGCAATCTGGGCTTCTGGAAGGTCAGCAGGGCGTATGTGAATGATGAAACCGATGAGCAGGAAATCCTGATCTTGCCGATCATGAACCCAGACGCAGTGCTTATTGATCCTGATTACAAAGAACTTGACGGCTCAGATATTGAATGGGCGTTTGAGTTGGACCGGATGCCACTCAACGAGTTTGAGAGAATGTTTCCAGACGCTGAGAAGGTCAGTTTCGCCGCAGCAGACTTTGGGGAGGACAGCAGTCTCTGGTATGACGGGAAATCGATCCTGATTACCTCTTATTGGGAGGTCGAGTACAAAAAGAAGAAGGTGGGCAAGAAAGAGCGCACTGTCCAAGCGCGCACGATTTGCCAATATATTACCAATGGGGTCGAAATCTTGCAAAAGGGCGATATCCAGCCTGGGCCGTATATTCCCATTGTGCCAGTGTTCGGCAAGGAATTATGGATCGAGGATGGCGGCGTCCCTGAGCGCGTACTGTTATCGTTAGTATCCCTGGCGCGTGATCCGCAGAAGGCGCTTGCGTATGTGATGAGCGCGATGTTGGAAAATGTAGGCCAGCTTCCCAAGACGACTTACATTGGTGCCAAAGGACAATTTGAGTCAGATTCCGAGGCTTGGGGGACCGTCAACACGGTTTTCCACCCCACGATCCAATATGATCCGATTGTGGACCCAGCTAGTGGGCAAACGTTGCCACCTCCGCAGCGCACGCCGCTGACTCCGGACTTCCAGGCTTACGCTACGGGCGTCGATATCTGTCACCGGGCAATCCAGTCCGCTATGGGCGTGGCGCCGCTACCTACCGCCGCTCAGCGCCAAAATCAAAAGTCGGGCGTAGCTCTTGAAAAGATCCAGTCCGAGCAAGCGATTGGCAGTTATCACTTGGTGGATGCTTACGACCAGGCAATTAAGCTCACTGGGCGGATTATCAACCATTGGCTGAGCGAGACGGACCTGGGCCAGACGACCAAGCCGGTGCGTCTAGCGGACGGAAAGCACAAGTTGGTGCAGATCAATAGCGACGAGCCTATCGAGGATGGGGATCACACCTACCACTTTCCCATTGAGGACGACAAGGGACGCTATCAGGTCACGATCAGCAGCGGCCCATCTCACGAATCGCAGCGCGAAGAGGGTTCTGAATTCGTCGATACGTTGATGGGGAACCTGAAGAACCTTCCGCTTGCGCCCCCGCAGATGCAGAAGTTGATGGCGCTAGGTATTCGGCTGAAGCAGTTAGGGCCGTTGGGGGATCAGATGGCGGATGCGATTGATCCACCGAACCAGGGCGCGCAACAGCAGCAGCAATTTGCGCAATTGCAGGCGCAATCTCAGCAGCAAGGAGAGCAGATGCAGAAAATGCAGGCTGTTTTGCAAAAGCTGATGATTGAGCGCGAAGGCAAGGTTATTGAGCAGCAAGGTAAGGCGCAAGTCGTGCAGATGCAGGAAGCTACCAAGTTAGCTGTAGCTCAGATGAATGCCAGCAAGGATATTCATGAGGGCATTGCTGACCGCGAGATCGATGTTTATCAGTTACTGCACGGCTCTGCGCACGAGACGGCCATGCAGGCTCAGGATCAGCAGCACCAGCAGCAGATGGGGCAGCAACAGGTACAGGCCCAGTCGCAGCAGAGTGCGCAGGATGCGGCGCAGCAGCAGTCCGCGCAGGCCCAACAAGTTTCCGCTACTCCGGCGCAAGGAGAATCAAATCAGTAATGAGGTTCAATCATGGACGTAGAACAAGCGGCTCCGTCATCCGCACCGGTAGCAATCGAAATTCCCCGCAGCGGAACCAGCGAGTATGCCGAATGGCGCCTCAGCGGAACCCTGCCGGAAAAGCCAAGTTCCAAGCCTGAAACTGCGGATACGGCTTCCGCTGACACGTCGAAAGAGACGACTTCCGAGGCTGCAAAGCCTGAAATTGCCCCCGGCACGGAACCGGGCAAAACTACGCAGGAGTCACGCCGGAAACCCGGCGCGGAAGCTCGCATTGGTGAATTGACCGCGAAACTCAAGCGAATCGAAACGGAACTGGAAGAAGCGCGCAAGCCTAAATCGACGCAAGCGGAACCGTCACCCGCAAAGGCAAGTGAGCCCGCAGCGCCCCAGACTTACCAGGAATGGCGAAAAGCCTTCAAGCCTACCGAATGGGCGAACAAGTACGCAACCGACAATCCGCAGGCGACTTGGGAAGACCTTATGGCGGCACAGGCGGACCACCTGGCAGATGTGCGGGACCAGTATCGTGAACGTGAGCAGCAAGTTACGCAGTTGCGCCAAACGGTATCTCAGAAGCTCGAAGAGGCCAAAAAGCGTTACCCGGACTATGAATCCGTGGCAGCGCCGGTCGTTCGGGAGCTTTTGAAGCCGGATGTTCCGCGCGAAGTGTTTTCGGTAATGAATGATTCTCCAGTTCTGGCGGATCTGCTCTATACGATTGGTGGAACCGAGGAAAGCAAGGCGGATTTTCTCGCCGCCTGCCGCTCGAATCCCTCTAAAGCGCTGCGTGTTGCCCTGCTGATGGAGCAGGAGATCATCGCAGAGCTTGCGAAGGGCAAGAGCGCCACGGAATCCACCATACGCAATGAGCAAGGTCAATTTGTAGCGCCAGAACCTAAAGGGTCAATAACTCCCGCCAAGAAAAGCCCAGAAAGCGCCTCAGAGCCGCCGATTGAAATCAACCATCGCGGATCAGGGCCAGTCGATGAGACTGGAAGAGCGTTCAAAGCCGGTGATTTTCGGGCGTTCAAGCGCGCCGAAGATGCCAAAGATATGCGGCGCCGCCGCGGAGCTTAACCAATGGCAGGCAACAATTTTCTAAATACGCAATGGGTATCGATGAAGGTACTGCGCCTCTTGCTCAACAAGCTGGTAGTCGCGGAATACTTCAACCGTTCATGGGAAAAGGACTTCGAAAAGGAATTCGCGCCCGGCTCCCAGGTAACGGTTAAATTCCCTCAGCGCTTTACGGTGTCCGATGGCATGGGCTACCAACCGCAAGGGATCAACCGTCTGCAAACTGCCGTCAATCTCAATCAATGGCTGCAGGTTGCTTTCGAGTGGGACGACTACGAACAGGCTGTCAAGTTGGAGCGTTCGGAGGAGGAACTCGAAGATCAGTATTTCGAGCCAGCAGCCGCGGCTCTTGCGCAGGAATGCGACTCGCGCTGCGCCAAATGGGCTTACCAGAATGCCAGCATGACCGTGGGTGCTCTCGGAGTTGACCCAACCACCGTCCAGACCTACTACCAAGCCCGCCAGCGCCTCGAAGAAAACGCGGCCGGCGTCCTTGGCAAGCGTGCGATGCTGATTTCTTCGAGCATGATGACTTCGCTCGGGACCAACATCACCAACATCTTCCACCCTGCCGATGAAATCGATCAGATGTGGAAAGAAGGCACCATCGGCAAGTTGGGCGGCGCGACATTCTATGAGTCGCAATCGCTCTACTCGCACACGGCAGGCACCTGGGCTGCGTCCGTAGTGGTTTACGGATCAAACCAGAGTGGAACCTCGTTAGTCATCACGGCCACGGCAGGCGACACCTTCAATGTGGGGGACAAGTTCTCCATCTTGAATGTGAATACCGTTAACCCGATGACTCGCCGCGTTCCTGGCCACGCTACAAACAAGGTCTTCACCATCACCCAGGCGCTTACGGCTGCCGGCGGCGTGGGAGCGGACACGATCAATTTCCTGCCCCCGATCTACGGGCCGCCCTCACAGTACCAGAACGTGGACGCGCTGCCGGTTAGCGGCGTGGCACTCACTCTCTGGCCTGGAACCACAGCCCCTAATGGGAAGGTCGGCACGGTTGGCCTGAACCTGACTCGTGACGCTTTCGCTTTCGTCGGCTCGAAACTGTACTCGCCGAAGGCAGTTGAAGAGAGCGGATCGGCTCAGGACCCCGATACCGGCCTCTCCGTCCGCAAGGTCAAGGCGTGGGACCCCGTGCGCAGCGTCCAGGTGAACCGCATGGACTCACTTTTCGGCTTGGGCAACCTCTATCAGGATAACGGCGCAGTCGCCGTGGCAGGAGCGTAACCATGAGCACAATTCCAGCAACAGCCAATTTGCATCCGATTGCTGATTACACCCCGGAGAAGCAGTCACCGAGTTTTTCCGGCCTGATCAATCAGCAACTTACGCCTACCACGATTATCGGCGCCGGGGTTACGCTGACCCCTGCGCAGATACTCGCAGGCCTTATTCTGCGCGATACCAGCAGCGGTGCAGTGTCGGATGTCCTTCCGACCGCCGCGCTTTTGGTTCCGCAGATTGAGGCGGCTGCGGTGGGCACAACCATCCGTTTCATGATCCGCAATATCTCTGCCGGAGCGGGCACCTTGACGCTTTCGGCAGGAACGGGCGGAACATTGACCGGCACGTCAGCCACAAGCCAGATTCCGTATCTCCATCAGGAAGAGTACCTGTTGGAAGTTACGGCAATCGGCCAAACCCCGACCTATTCTATTTACGGGCTCGGACTCGTCACGTTCTAAGCATTAGGGGAGCTTTCGGGCTCCCCGCCCTTTTTCTTATGCCAATTCCAGAACCCGGCAGTATTCGTCGATCTAATCTCACGAAACAGCAGCAGCAAGATCAACTTGCTGCGATCTATGGAGTTACTATGCCAACTCAGCAGCTGAGCGAGCAGGAAGTTGCTCACATGCGGCAGATTCTTGCCCAGCACGATTCAGAACACAAGCCGATGCAGGTTTTTGACCTGAACAACCCGCCTAAGGAGCAATACCATTTCCAAAAGTTCCCGATGATGCTCTACGACCATGCAAACAGCCATTCGGCCTACGACGAGGAGCGGCCATCGCGCGTTGGCATGGGGACTGATACCTTCCATGTGCCAGCAAAGGTTATTACGCTTGTCGTCGAGACTGAGGAGCAGCTTCAGCGGGCGCTGGGAGACGGTTGGAGTGAAGAAGCGCCGGAATTCCGCGAAATGCCCAACGAGCATTTGTCGGCAAAGCTGGCGGCGGAAGCGGAGAAGGTGCAGGAGCAGATTGACGCACGGCGCCGAGGCCCTGGCCGGCCCCGCAAGGAAGTAACTGAGGCGGCATAATGACCGCCCTGGATATTGTCACAGACGCATTGATGGAGTTGAACGTAGTCGCCCAGGGGGAGACTGCGCAGCCCGGAGATGCGTCTTTTGGTTTGCGGAAGCTCAATCGCCTACTCGATAACTGGGCTGCGCGGAAGGTCTACATCTACAATGTGACTTTCCCGACATTTACGCTGGTTGCCGGTCTATCCCCGCATACGATTGGGCCGAAAGCGCAGATTACTCAGAGTTCGAGCAATGGAATAGTTGCTACCTACATCGCGCAGAACAATTTCGTAAATGGGCAGTCGGCCACGATCCCAAACTCCACGAATGGACTCAGCGGGACTGGGAATGTCCAATCGGCAACGGCAGCAAAGTTCAGTATTCCGCTCATTAGAGCTGCTGTTGCTCTGGCGGCCGATACCGGCAACGCGGTTTTGGCGGGGAGTGCTCTTCCGACCTTCGCCACCCCCAACATGGGTCAGCGCCCGCAGCGTATCGAGGCTGCAAGCCTTATTTTGACCGATCAGACGCCTAATGTAGAAATCCCGATAAATATCAGGGATGACGACTGGTGGATGAACAATCGCATCAAGGCTCTCGAGAGCAACGTTCCGACCGATCTCTATTATTCGACAGATTTTCCGAACGGAGGGCTCTATTTCTGGCCTGTGCCGAATTATAACTACGGCGTGCGGCTTGAGATTTGGGGATCAATTCCGCAATTCCCAGCGCTGAACTACGTTTTCAGTCTTCCGCCTGGCTACCAAGACGCAATCACCATGAATCTGGCGCGCACAATGGCCGGCGCATTCTCTGCGCAGTGGTCGCAGCAGCAGGAGAGCAGTTGGGTTCTGGCCATGAAGGCGGTCGAATCAAATAATGCCAAGTCGCCACGGGGAGTGACAGGCGATGCCGGGATGCCTGGGATCGGCACTCATGGCGGCTTCAACTATTACGATTCGCTGCCGAGGTAACTGACAAATGGCTCGATTTTCATTCTGCGGACCAACGTACCAGTCGCAGTCGATCATCGCTGACTGTCAGCGGACGTTCAACTTCTACCCTGAAAGCGACGAGAGCGGCCAAGGCAAGTCGCAGATGCCTATGTATTGCACTCCGGGGCTCGCGCTGTTCGTTGAGCTGCCAACAAACCCCGTGAGGGGGCTGCTGGAGATCAATGGGCGGGCCTTCGCGGTGGGTGGATCGAAGCTCTACGAGATTCTGAGTGGCGGCACAGCCACCGAACTTGGCGACGTGGGGAACGACGGCAACCCGGTAACGATGGTCACTAATGGCACAGCCGGGAATCAGGTATGCGTCTGTTCTGCCGGAAACCTTTACGTTTTCAATCTGAAAACCAGTACCTTTACCATTGTGCCCCCGCTTGAAGGAACGCCTTCCATGGTTGAATGGTGCGATGGATATGGGATCGCGTTGCTGGCTAATTCCAACAAGTTTCAGGTATCGAACTTGGAAGATATGACAACCTGGAATCCGCTGGGCGTTCAGCAGGTTTCCGTATTCCCCGAGAATGTCGGCGCAATCAAGCAGGCGTTTCGGCAATTATTTGTCCTGGGAATTGATGGACACGCGCAGATCTACTACGACTCCGGAGCGAACCAATACACTCCGTTCGATGTAATCTCCGGCGCATTCATGGAACAGGGCATCAGCGCGCCGAATTCCATATGTGTGCTGGACAATACGCCTTTCTGGATTGGCGGCAACAAAAATGGAGTGGGAATCGCATGGCGCGCGAATGGTTATTCACCACTGAGGATTTCAAACCATGCGATAGAAACTGCCTGGGCGACCTATCCGCAGGGCAGCGCGGACGCTGTTGGCTATGCCTATATCGACCAAGGGCACACATTCTGGGTGCTACGCTTCCCGAGCGCGAACGGCGGCCAGGGAGCGACGTGGGTATATGACGCCGCTACGCAGATGTGGCATGAGCGCGGGTACTGGATTCAGCAGGGAGTGACGGGATACAGCGCGCATCTCTCGACTTGTCACTGCTACGCTTTTGGACAGCATTTAGTAGGCGATTGGAATAGTGGCAACATATATACCATGTCGATTACCATTCTCGACGACAATGGGAAACCGATTCGCCGCTTCCGCCGCGCCCCGCATATTTCGAGTGAGCAACAGCGTATTTTCCACCAGCAGATGCAGATCGATATGGAAGTTGGAGATGGCCCCAGTCCGCCACTTGTAGATGCGAACGGCGATCCCCGCGATCCTCAAGTAATGTTGCGTTGGTCTGACGATGGCGGCCGCTCATGGAGCAATGAGCATTGGATTGGCGCTGGGCAAGTGGGAACCTATCGCACCCGCGTTCTCTGGAACCGGCTTGGCTACTCCCGCGACCGTGTTTATGAGATGGCGGTCAGCGACCCGATTACCTGGCGGGTCATAGATGCCTACTTGAAGGCTTCGCCTGGATTTACAGAGCCAACCGAGCGGTATGCTAAGCAAATCGCAAAGATGACTTAAGATGACGCAATCTAACACCTTCGTATTAGCTCGCGCCGCTGCCGTCAACCCAGATGGAACCCTTACATGGGCCGGATTGCAGACGTTTCTTGTCTGGAACACGCAACTCCAGAATGGGCTAAGTACCGAGGGAAATCTAATTAGCGCCCTCGCGCAACAAGTAGCGATCATTGGCAAGCAAGGGACGATTGGCACGATCACGCAGAATATCGATGCAAATGGCGTCATTACTGCTGACGGAATCGATTTCTCCCGCATATATAAGAATCAAAATATCGATTACATCGCGGACGGGACCGGTAGCCCGCTTGCGGGCGGTAAGATCGCATTTCTAGCACTCTCGAATCCGCTCACAGGTAATGTTCTGGAGTGGGATGGAGCGAGTTGGCAGTGGGTAGCGCGCGCTCAGACCCAGGCGCCTACATCTCATGAATGGCTGGCAAGCTACGACCAAGCAACAGGAAACTTTACCCAATCGCAGCCCGCATTCTCGGATATTAGCGGGACCGCAGCGAAAAGTCAGATAGGGACTGGAACGCCGCTGGCGGGCGAATATGTAGACGGCGGCACGGGGGCTTGGACCCCCCTTCCGGGCGGATCAGGGCCAAACTTTGCCGACAATGAGATCCTTGCAGGCAGCGGTACGGCGTGGACGTTTGCCAATGCGCCTATATCCGCGCTTCCGGCTTCGACAAGTGTTCATCTCTACGTGCAGGAATATACCGGTGGTCCGTTTGTTCGTTTGCCGCCGACCGCGATAACTTCGATAACCGGCAACACAATGGTAACTGCGGCCTCATGGACGGCTGGGGCTTTGATGGCAGACTACAGGTATTGAAGGAGATTTTCATGAAAAAGTTTCTTTCGCTTCTCGCGATCACCGGCGTCTTGAGTCTTCAGGCTTTGGCGCAGACGGCTAACTACCCTGAAGTGCAGTTGCAACCCTCCTACGCGGCTGACACTGGTGCCGCCAACGTGCTCACGGCCACGGTGAACAGTTGCCCAGCCGCCTACACCACCGGCATGTTTATCAAGGTGCTACCGCTTCACGCCAATTCGATCACTACGCCGACGCTCAACTTCTGTGGCCTTGGCGCAAAGACGATCACCAAGAAGGGTACCTCGGCGCTGGCTGCGAACGATTTGATCACAACTCAGATCGCCACATTCATCTACGACGGAACCGACATGGAGTTGCAGAATCCGGCCACAGGAACTGGCTCTGGCGTCGCCTCGTTTACGGGCGATGGAACGGTGGTCACCAACAGCGGTTCGACTGGGTCCGTGACGATGACCATCTCAGGTACGAGCGGAGGCATCGTCTACTTTTCGAGCAACAGCGCCTGGGGATCGACCGGCCTTCTCACGCAATACGGCATCTTGTTAGGAGGCGGAACGGGTGGCGCACCCACATCCACTGCGCAGGGTGCATCGAACATGCCCTTGATCGGGCAGGGAGCCTCCGCTCCGGTTTGGAGTACGGTTGGGCACCCTTCGAGCTGCGGAACTGGCCAAGTGGTTTACGGTTCGTCGGCAACACAACTCGCTTGTCTCAGCGGCTTCATTCTGAACAGCAGCGGCGCGGCAACAACCTACGATGGTATTACCACGGCGGGTCTTGGGCTCGTCACCGTTGAAGGTGTTTCAGATAAGACGGCGCAATCTTCGTCTCTGACCACCCAAAACCTCATCGCTTCTACGGGCGCGGCAGGGCACTACCTTGTCCGTTTTTACCTGGATCAGAACGCGCTCTGCACGACTGGCACAGGTTCGGTTTACGCAACAGTTAGTTGGACAGATGCAACTGCCGCGCACACGGCGCAGACCATTCCTTTGACGCTCACCAATACCACCATCTCTACGGCTAGCGGCTTCGTTGATGTTGCGCTCCCTTTCTGGTCGGCTACATCTTCGGCCATCAGTTACACCACCACTTACACAGCTTGCACCAGCGGAACGGGGACTTATGACCTTCATGCAGAAGTTGAACGCACTAATTAAGCTCGGTCTGGCGCTGGCCTTGTTTGCAGGGATAGCGCACGCTCAGTCAGCCAATAACGGTTATCCGTACTCTTCGTTGAGCGGGGCACCGACCGTGAATGCAGCGGCTCAGTATGATGTTCCATATTATTCGGCGGCGGGAACGGTACAGACATTGAGCGGGGCAGCAATATCCGGTTTCCAGTTCAACTCTACCTCTAGCGCTCCGGCAGCAGCCACCGCAGCACAACTAGGCACCTTGGCCAATATCACTGGGACACAGCTTTTGTACAGTGCCGGAACAACTTCAGCACTTGCAGGCAGCGCCAACTTGACGTGGTCTTCACCGACACTGACTGTCGGCGTAGCTGGAACCACAACAGGCATTCTGAAGCTGTCATCCTCAACTGCTACCGGCAGCGTATCGCTTACTCCAGCGGCGGCGACCTCAGCTTTCATCATGACGGTTCCAGCAGCTACGGACACGCTGGCCGTGCTAGGAACCGTGCAGACATTTACAGCAGGACCAACTTTTAGCACGACGGCCCCTGTATTTGCAATAGCTCCAATTTTTAATGCTGGTCTAGTATCCAACGGTGCGGGAAACGGATCGATTGGAGGCACAGCCTCTAACTGGTTCGGCGCCCTCATCCTCGGCGGTGCGACATACTCTGTGACTATCAGCGCGGCCCCTCCAACCGGAAACCATACTCTCCAAATACCGGCCTTGGGAGGGCCCGACACATTTGCGATTCTAGGGGTAAACCAGACATTCTCCGGTACGAACACCTTTAGTGGGATAACAACGGTAAATAACATTTTGATCAGTAAAAACACAACGGTCATGGCCGCGAACGGTACCACCACCTCCACATCCTTTGCCGCGTTGACCACGACCAGCTTGGTGATGCAGGCCGTGCCCGCCAGCACCACGCGCCAAGGCGAGTGCGATATTATCTGGGAGACCAGTGCCACCGCCGATACACCGACCTTTGCGTTGAACACAAGTGCTACCCTGACTGGCCTCTGGATCGCCGGATCACAAACTTATGGCTCTACCAGCACGGTCACGAACTTCCTGCCTGTCGCGGTAGTCACTTCGGCCACTCAGACAGCTTTCACGGCAGCACTGACCGCAGCAGGAGCCACAACCTTCTACCAAACGCACGTAGCTTTCACCGTGAGCACGAACACCAATGCTCAGACGATCACGCTTTATGCCAAGATCAATGCCGGGACTTTAACGGTGCAGGCTGGCAGCAGTTGCGCGTGGTTACCGTAGTTGCCTTCAACTATTGAGCCTGAGCCTGAACGTGCAGTGACGCGGGGACTGAAAGGCAGTGCGTAAGATGCAGATATGGGATCATCCTCCATATCGCTCGGCAAGATTATCTCAGCTTCTATATGTGGCCCCAACCTAGAGAGGATTCAATGAAGAAGTTATTCGCGCTTCTCGCTTTCGCATTTGCGGCATCGGCACTCGCACAGGTTACGGTAGCGCCGTTTCAGACCCCGCGCGCCACCTTCCTTGATCCGAACGGCGTACCGCTGGCGAACGGCTGTATCTTCACGTACTCGGGTGGAACGTCAACGCCACTAGCGACCTATACCGATTACACAGGTGGCACCGCAAATCCGAATCCGATTCCCCTTGATTCCACCGGCAGCGCTGTGATCTGGCTCAGCGCCAATGCCTACAAGTTCGTAGGGTTCAGCACAGGCGGCACGAATTGCGCCTCTGGCGTAGAGCAGTGGACTGTTGACCAGATCCAGGGATTCATCGGCTGCGGTCCGAATACAGGCGTAGTTTGCCCAATCCTCTGGGGCGGCACAGGCGCGACGACAGCGCAGGGAGCTGCAGTCAACATCGTCAACGGCAATCCAATTGCACCGAGCAGCGTGAACAACGCCAATGTGAACGGCATCATCAACGTTGCCGCCCCGCCCTACAATGCGCTTGGCGACTGCACGGGCTCCGGCTCAACGGCAGGATGCACGAATAACCACGATGCAATCCAGAGGGCAATCGATGCGGCCTATGTGTCGGGTGCCAGTGTATTCTTTCCATCAAATCCCAGCGCAACGACTCAGACTGTCTACTACATCGCAACTGCGATAAATCCTAAGGGTGTGAGCATGTTCGGGCCTCCAGGGGGCAGCGGACCGGGAAATTTCTACCAGTATACGCTGCCTGTCGCCGTTCGCGGCGCTCCGAGTCAGGACGTGTTCGCGCTGGTGGATGCTGCCGATGGCGGAATCGCGCCGCTTCCTTCGTTCGCCATGCGTGATTTCGCAGTGATCGTGGATGACTCGGTGGATGCCTCCGCGAGTTTCCCTTACCGCAAGCCGGGTCGCATTTGCATGGACGTCGTGGCGAATGGTACAGCGGTCATCACCTCTGCGGCACAGTGCTTGTTTCAACCGGGAGACGCGACCCCTAACCAAGCAATCACGGTCGGCTCGACTACAACCACAATACTTTCCTACCAATCCCCGACACAGGTCACACTCGCCACCACAGTTCCGAGTGGAACAGGACTCAATGCCTATATCAGCATTCTTGGGCTCCCTGTCACAGCAACCATCGGCAACTGCGGTTTCGCATATCCCGATAGAGCGGCGACAGCGCCTTTAGACGCGGGACCTTTCAAGAGCGATTTTACTAATTTTGCTATTGAATCCCTGAGCAACAGTCAACTAAACACCAGTTGCGGATTCTTCTTTCAGGGCAACGAAGCACCGACCTGGACGCGCTGGCAGAACGTTACTGTGAGCGCTACATGGGGATTTTCCTATGTGCCTGAGAGTACCGTGGCCCCAACTGCCTCGATGTGGGCAGGAAACAACGATTTCAACACCTGGCAGAATATCTTTATCGGAGCCAAGTATCCGTTCCAGACCTACGCCGCGGGCTTCGGTACGATCTCCGCAATGCAGATTGCCGGAGTGGACGCAGGACCGCAGTTTATTTCATCATTGAGTGTTGAATCCACGCCTTCCGACTGGGTGATCGATATTCGGGAGATGGAGCCGGACAGCAGTTGTCCAGCCGCAAACACGGCGCTGCGCTTGTCGGGGTTGAATCACACGCTGGATCGCTTCCAAGCGGCGATGTGCACAAGCAATCCTGGAACGATTCAATGGGATGCCTCCTCCTCAACACTCAAGGATATGTACGTTAACCACATCGCGGCCTTCAATGTGACGGGAGACCTTAACTTTTTTACATCGCCGCACGGTGGAAATGCGCTCACGAGCGCTGCGACACCGACCATCACGGGGCGCGGTAACACGTTTACCACAGCATCATCCTCAAATCCCTACGGAGGCCATCAGGCGGGTAGAGAACAATACTACGGATTGCAAGTTAGTGCCTTCGGGCCTCCTAACCTTTCGCACGGGGGCAAAGCGTTCGATAGGCGCTCCGACTTCATCAACACGGGCGCATCTAGCTACTACTTCAATTCTCAGGATTTGTGGATGTGGCCAGATGAGTTGACTGGTTTGGGAGCAACACAGCCCGTGCCGGTTCCTGATGCCAACTCGGAGACGGGGGAGAATTTTGCTACGGTCTCAGGAGCTAACTTCTATCTTTACGGAGCTAATGGCACAAACTTCTATATCGGCTCGCAAATCCCGGCAGGAAAGTTCCGCTTCTACGCCAAGATCGCATCGGCGGCGAGTACGTCGAACTGGTCGATTTATCTACAGGCGGACGAGGCTTCGGTCTGGACGAGCATAGCATCCTGTGCGACAGTTACCGGCGTGGGAACGAGCTACCAGATCGCCTCCTGTGACGCAGATGCTACCGGGTTAGGTGGCGATCAGTTCCGCATCTCACTGCTCTCCGCAACGCAGAACGGCGCGGTGGCGTGGATTGGGATCAGGCCGGTTGACAGCGACACTCTCAGTACGAGTTTTACCCTCAGCGGTGGAAGTGCCTTGACCGACAATCAGGGTACGGGAGTCAAGCTTCAGCACTCAACAGGGAATCCGAGCACGGGCGGCATGGCGGTATACGATGCGGCCGGCGACACGATCAACGCGGTTACGCCGTCAGTAAATGCCGCCGCCTGTTGGAAGGCCAACGGTGTGATTGGCTATTGCTCAACCGCGGTGGCTTCAAATGGATCATGCACTTGCAATTGAAGGAGGCACAATAATGAAACGAGCATATGGCGACTCTTGATGTGCGGCCAATCAGTTACGCAGAGATTCTAGGCGCTTCGAACGCAGCAATCTTGCTTGCGGCCTACAGCGCAGAATGCTCGATCCCGGAGATTGGCGAGACGAACCCACAGCCGGAAATGTACGCGCAAATGGAACGTTCCGGCATGTTCCAATCTTTCGGCGCGTTCGCAGGTTCCGAGTTAATTGGATTTGCTTCGGCGCTAGACTTTATGTTGCCCCACTATGGGCGAAAGATTGCGAATGTCGAAAGCCTCTTTGTGTCTCCGGTCTATCGCACTTGCCGCGCCGGAAATGCGCTCATGAATGCGATTGAGGCTTACGGGAAGGAGAAGGATTGCGAAGTGATCTCGTACAGTGCGCGGACAGGGAGCCAATTCGAGAGGTTGTTATCGTGCCTCCGGCCTTACCAGCGGACGAATGCGGTCTTTATGCGCTCCCTCCGGTAACACCCGAGGTTGAGGCAATGATCCGCGAGGCTTCTGCAAAAATAAGGCCGCATGAGGCAAGTTTCAGGTGCAAGATGGAGCACCATTTGCACGGCGGGATGTATGCGCGTACATCGCGGGTTGCTCCGAATATGGCTTTTACCAGCGTCATGATCAAGATTCCGACTCTAGTTATTGTTCATGGCGAATGCTGCGTGTTTGTCGATGGTAAATGGCATATTATGAGTGGCTACAATGTGCTCGCAGCCAGCGCCCATCGCATTCAGGCTTATGCCACGTTCGGAGAAAATGAAACAGAAATCACGATGCTTTTCCCATCCGCTGCGAAGACTGTAGAAGAGGCAGAGGCAGAGTTTACAGATGAATCGGAAGACTTGCTCTCTCGAAGGAGCAAAGAGGCATAAATGAGCGGAATCGCAACAGGCACGGCGTTACTTATTGGCGGTGCTCTGGCGGCGGGGGGAAGCGTTGCCAGCGGCATCATCGGTTCGAATGCCTCTCAAAACGCAGCCTCTACTCAGGCTACCGCTGCTGAGAATAACGCTGCGATGCAGGCGGATCTCGGCCAGGAATCGCTTCAGAATGAGAATTACCAGTACCAACAGGCCCAGGCCAATGACCAACCGTGGCTACAGAGCGGAGCCAATAACCTCGCAAGCCTCGATTATCTACTTGGACAGGGCGGCACGAGCGGCACCGTGGGAAGCAACACCACTGGAGCGAGCCAAACGCTAAGCATCCCCGGCGCCAACGGCACGGTAACGCTCCCCGGCGTCCAGGGATTGCAGGGAACGGCAAACACGAATCTAGGCGCTTATGGCTCACTGATGCAGCCTTACTCTGGGGGGCAGTTCGCGGCTCCCACGGCAGCACAAGCGGCGGCATCTCCGGGTGAACAATTCGCGCTCCAGCAGGGCGAAGGCGCCGTGCAGGGCAGCGCCGCCGCGAACGGCTCACTTCTTACCGGCGGCACGATGAATGCCCTTGACCAGTATGCGCAGGGGCTCGCCAGCACCAATTACAACAATGTTTACAATCAAGCGCTCCAGACCTACAACACGAATTACAATACTTGGGCGAATCAGAACGCGACCAAGTACAACGAACTCGCCGCGCAATCGGGACTGGGGCAGACGACGGCGCAGCAACTGAGTTCAGCGGGCCTCCAAAGCGCCGGCCAGGTAGCGAACACGCTCAGCAATACTGGGCAGCAAGTCGGGCAGCAAAATACAAACGCGGCCGCAGCGACGGCATCAGGGTACGTCGGAAGTGCGAACGCCTTGGGAGGCGCGATCAATGGAGGCACGAATAGCTTGAGCCAGATGTTGCAACTGAATTCGCTTCTGGGGAACAACTCAAATACCGCCAACTATAACTATAACCCTTCAGGCCAACCAGTAAACGAATTGGGGGCATCCGTATGAGTTCGATTCCTCTCCCGGCTTTAGATGTACGCCCGCCCTCTCCCTCGCCTAACGTGCTGGAGCAGTACGGGCAACTGATGCAGATAAAGAATCAACAGGCTATGCAACCATTGCAGCAGCAAGCCGCCCAGCAACAAGTGCAGCAGGGCGGCCTTGAACTGCAACAGAGGCAGCAGGACTTGAAGGACCAGCAGGGAATCTCTAAGTGGTTTATGGGTATTGACCCGTCTGATCCGAACGCTTTCGATCCCATCAAGGTCGGCAAGACACTTGCGCAATCCGGAGTCTCTGGCAAGGGCATCATGGCTGCCCAACAGCAACTCATGCAGCACCAGCAGACCGTGCTGACCATGACCAAGGATCAGCTCGCCAATCAGCAGGAGCTATCGAATAACGTCTATAACGGCATCAATGGCGTTATAGGCGTGACCGACCCGCAACAGCGCGCGCAATTAATGACGCCGTTGATTCAGACTGCCGTCCAGGCCAAGGCGATCCAGCCACAACAGGCTCAGCAGATGATGCAGAATCCGGCGGCGATTACGGACGATCAACTGAAGTCGATGCAGCATGGGCTCGGGGTCAGTTCCGCATTCCTTGCGTCGGTTGCGAGAATGCAGACAGCGCAGACCGGCGCGCAGACGGCAGGAATCAAGGCCCCCGGCGAACAGGCTACATCGGATTCGCTGGTGCTCAAGAATGCGGCGCAACAGCTTGCGGCGTCTCCTGACCAGGCGACCTATCAGGCCGCGCTTGGCGAGTTGCCGATGAAGATTGCGAAGAACTTTCCGCAACAGTTTGACCAGCAGAAGATTCTTCAAGCTGGAATGACACCTGCCGAAGTTGTGACCTCACAGGCCACAGCATCCCAAAGGAATGAAACGAACAGTTTCCGCCAGCAGACATTGGGACTTGAAGCGCAGCGCACGGCACTCCAGCAACAGCAGATGGGAATTGGAACGAATGGGCAACCAAGTGATCTGGCCCAGGCTATCGCGAGTGGTCATATTCCCCTTGACAGAATGGGGTATTTGCTTGCTCGGAATCCTGCTTTAATTTCAGGAGTGATGCAGATTGATCCATCCTTTGACGGCTCGAAAGCCCAATCATATCCCGCGACGTACAAGGATTTTACCTCCGGGAAAACCAGCATTGCAATCAACTCTGGAGGGACGGCTCTTTCCCATCTCAACGAACTCCAACAAATGAACACAGTCGAGAGCCATATTCCAGGAACTCCCGACTATAACGCCTACCAGAACAAGGCCGACACCGTAGCCTCCGAACTCGCGAAATTCTACGGCGATGCTACTATTCCCGCGATTGATGCTATTAAGAAGACGCTCACAGCGCAACTCCCCGGAAACCGGAAAGCAGCGATCCAGACGCAGGCGCAGTCGATGGGCGATAAACTGGACAGCTTCCAGCAGCAATGGCAGAACGCCGCCCCCAGCAAAGCATACGAAGCACCGATGCCTGGTATCAGCCCGCAGGCGATTAAGGCGCGGGCCGCACTCGATCCCTCTTTCGCCGCGAGAATGAACCAGGGTAACGCCACTCCACAGGGCGCTTCGGTACAAAACAATAGCAATGATCCGTTTGCGCAGTTCGGCGGAAAGGCTCACTAATGGCAACCACTCCGCAGCTTTATACCGGCATCAGCGCCACTCCAAGGCCTCCGCTAGATTCCTCTCGGGAAGGAATCTCCACGCCTCCTAATGGCGGAGAGGTGTCTAACGTAAACAATCCTCCGCCGGAGAATACCACCATAACGATGCTGTCACCCGATGGGCATACGGGAGATGTTCCGATTACGAATGTTTCGGCAGCCAAGCAGGCAGGATTCAAAGTGGCCGTGCAGATGACTTCTCCTGACGGGGAAAATGGGTATATCCCCGCTGAGAGTGTTCCCGATGCCGCAGCGAAGGGTTTCAAAATGGTTCCGCTCGAAGTACCAGACGCTGCAAAGGCAAGCTACTGGGATGCACTCACAAATCCTGTCGGCTCTGGTGGCCGCGATCAAGGTGTTCTCGGGGGCGCGCTCCAAGTTGGTGGCCAAGCGGTCAAGGCGATGGTGCAGCCGGTGATTCACCCCCTCGACACGTTAGAGGGCCTGTACAACACGGTGCGCCATCCTATCGATACTGCCAAGGCCATCGGGCAACAAGTACAGAACGATTACCAACAAGGCGGCGTTCCGCTGGCAGCTGAGAACTTGACAGGGCAGGCGTTAGGAGCCTACGAAGGCGGACGCATTGCCGCACCAGTCGCAAAGGCCGCGATGAATGCCGTGCCGAACGTAGCGGGCCGCGCAGTTCTGCTTGGCAAGACGCCGGAGGCTGCATACGAAAGCGCCATGAAGCCGGGAACCACTATCAGCCAAGCGGATCGGGCTTCGATGGTGCAGACCGGGCTTCAGAATGCCATCCCGGTATCCAAGGCAGGCGTGGAGAAGCTCGGCGACTTGATCGACGATCTCAACGACAAGATCAAGGGAACCATTGCGCAAGACCCGACACGGACGATTGATCCGAACGCAGTAGCAACGCGCATTCAGCCAACGCTCGATAGATTCGGTAATCAAGTTGTTGCACAGCCGGATTTGAACGCTATCGAAGCGACCCGTCAGCAGTTCCTCGCCGAGCGCGGAGCTCGTCCGGGTGTCCCTGCTATCCCCCCTCAGCCAACTGGAATACTCGATGCGTATGGGCGATCTGTAATGAATGGTGGAACACCCGCAGTTCCTCCAACCCCAGCCCCTCCGATGAATGCTATTGACGCGCAAGCCATGAAGCAGGGAACCTATGGTGTGCTTAAGGGTAAATATGGAGAGCAGGGAAGCGCAACGGTTGAGGCTCAAAAGGCACTTGCGCGTGGTCTGAAAGAAGAGATCGCTACGCAGTTTCCAGAAATCAGCAACCTGAATGCCGCAGAGGGGAAACTGTTGGATTTGCAACCAGTTCTTGAGCGTGCTGTGAATCGCATCTCTAACCATCAGATCATTGGGATTGGAACGCCTGTTGCTGGAGCAGCAGCGACGGCTGTTACTGGCAGCACTACGCTCGGCAAAGTGGCGATGGTTGCAAAGGCGGTGCTGGACAATCCCAACATAAAGTCGAGGTTAGCTATCGCGGTGAGCAAGGGCGGAAAGATTCCTTATGCTCAAGCTCTCGCTCGCGTTCAATCCTACGCAACATCTCTTGGATCGTTTTCTTCCGTTGGACAGGAGAATTCGACCGGCGACACTCCCAATCAATCAGCGCAACCGCAACAGTGACAGCGATCCACGCGAAGGCGCAGCCGACGATTAACGATTCCAGCATAAATTGAGGATACGCCTATGCCATGGACACGTAAACAGGTGCGCCTACTCTTGAGCAAGTATTCCCCGCTTACCGCGGCACAGAAGGCCAAGGATAAGCAGGAGCTTCACCAGAACCCATCTCTAGGTCACGCGAAAAAAGGAAGTCAGGAGCTAAAAAAGTCATGAGTCGACTCGCAAAGATGATAGGATTGACCGCATTGCTCTCGCTTGCGGCAATGGCACCGGCGCAGAATCTGAGCACATCGAGCGCCGACATTCCCACTCAATCACCGATGCAATGACTTTCACCGCAATCCAAGCGAAGGCATACCCAATGACGAGTGTTTCTAACATGCTCAAAGGATACAGCAAAATGACAAGACGAGTTCTTTTATTTACATGGGCGCTTATCCTCGCCTCATGTTGCTACGCCCAAAACACATCCACATCAGGAACGATCAACGCCGCCGCGACGAGCAATCAATGCACGGCGCGTGGATGCGTGTATTTTCAGGTTCCCCCCAATACGGCATGGGTGACTATTCAAGTCTCCGGCACTTGGTCGGGTACGCTCCAAGTCTATTCGGTCACTTCGCCGAATGCTAGCTTTCAGAATCTCAACTCGCAGACATGGAGCCTGCAAGCGCAGATTACAGGTAATGGAAATTGGTCCGTTGCCAACGGGCTTTCTACCTTCGTGCTTGTACAGGCATCGAGTTTTTCTTCCGGGGCCGCTCAAATCAACATGACGGCATCTCCAGACGGAACCCCTCTTAATAACCCGGTGTTCCCTGGCACCATTACGGGAACCGGGTTAGAAGCTAACAACGGTGGATCATCCTCGAATTGCTGGCTAACAAACGGAAGTTATGCCAACTGTTCTGGCGGCGGCGGAGGAAATCTCTCCGGCACACTGACATCGGGGTACTATCCGCTTGCGACCGGGACAAACACCCTTGGAAACGGAACGATTGATTTTGGCGTTACTGGACCTGATCTGCTCTATATTGCAGCCACCAAAGATTCAAGTACCGATATAGAGTTGAGTGCGGGAAGAGACATTAATATTGGTGCGACGAGAGAGATTCAACTAACTGGTAGTGATGGCATAGTTGGCATTGATAATAACGGCTCAATTTATGAAACAGCTGGTGGTGGTGGTGGCTCACTCTTTATGGATGGGAATCTGGGCGGAGATACCTACCTTGAAGATGGTGGTGGGATAGTTGCTGGACCGTATGCAAACTACGACTACGTTTCAATGTCCAACTCCAACGGTTCCACAACTGGTGAGCTTCAAGAAAATTTCATCCAGAAGTACCAACTTATCCAGCTTGGAACGAAAAGTCTTTTCGACTACAACGTGACTAACCCAGATCAAGTAACGTTGGACTCTACTCAAGATGCCAGCACCACTTTCTATTCTGTATCTTCCGGAAAAACGGATATGGTGGCAGCTAGCGGCAGCCCGGCAGAATTAGTTTTGGGCGATCCCGTAAATGGCACAAGTTTGACTGACACGTCAACTCATGGTCTAGAGCTTATTTCTGCCTCTTTTATGACTCTGATCAGTAACGCGGGAACTGAGATTTACGACAACAGCAGTAGTGGAATAACAATATATGAGGGAGGTCCTAGTGCCTCTGGTAGCTACATCACACTACAGACTACTTCCGGTCCTATATTACTCCAGACAGGAACCACCTTCCAGTTGCTCGTCAATACTGCTGGTAACGCGATAGATTTTGGCATCACCACTCCCAACGTTCTTACTTTGGTAGCACCTGTGCTTACCAACGGGGCCACCGCCACCACTCAGCCTGCGGGGGATTCCAGCACCAAGATAGCCACCACAGCATTCGTAATTTCGCAGGGGACGATCTCGGCTGGTCCCGGCCTATTCGGCGCTTCTGCTCTTAACACTGTCATTGCTGGAACGAAGGCATCTCAGGCTGGTCACTTTACCAATCTCCAAGTCATTGCTTCTCTTGGTGGCACTTGCACCACTCCGCCACAGTTCAACGTATTCGATGGGACCAGCAACGTTGGCACCGCTGTTACGGCGACAGCCACTACCCAAACCAAGGGGAACGCCACCGTTCAGGCGCAGACGCGC